TGAGAAATTTGGAGAGGTTGTGTGTGAGGCAAAAGGTTGCTTTTCAGCAATGAAAGATTTTGCGTGTGATGCACAAAAGAGTCTGAATCACGCTCCTTTATCAGTGGCTATGGCTGCATCTAATACTAGTTCAGATCTAAACGTCTTTCTGGAGAAATGGCTTAAGATAACTGAATTTATTATGGATTGTGTTCTCGGAGTGGCTGGAATTTGCAGAGGAGGAGCATTGGCAATTGTTGCAGTTGCTAATTTAACAATCAAGATTGGTAGATTTGTCAAACCACATATTTGGTCTAAAATTGAAAAACTTAGTGTGCCCAAATGGCACTCTCAAGGTAAAGAATTTCCAACTTATGGTATCAAAGCTTTTAAAGTTATTCAAAGTAAGTGGGACTCAGCATTGGAAAGTCTTGCTCCAGGCGTACTTAGTTCAGCATTTTCGTTGATTTCACGAGAGGTCACAGATTCGGATCATCGTTCATTCAAAGTTCGTTACGACGAAGAAATGCTTGGTAAAGTTACACTAACTGAAAAGTGTATTGCCTTTTTCCAGGTAATTGTCGATTATATTTTTGAGGGAACAGGTTATTTCACGGATTGGTATTCGTTGAGTCATAGCAAGATAACGCAACTTGTTCAAGATTTCACCGAACAAAATGCTCGTGGAGATTTTGATTCTGACAATATTTACAAGGGCGACCATTTGGATAAGTTGCGAAAACATTATAAGCTGGCACTAAGGATTAGCAAATATGGACCAGTTACACCTAAATTTCCCGTTTCATACACGCGTTTAGCTACTGACATCATTAAGACTTTTAAAGGAATTCCACCTAAAGCCGGGTCAGCTAGATGTGTTCCCACAGCCGCAGCATTTGTTGGTGATTCTAGTGTTGGGAAAAGTTATATAGTTGGTTCTATATTGCCCACGCTTCTTCTACTTATTTCAGGTGACTGTAAAGATGGAGAAGAAGCTGATGGCGAAGTTTGGGCTCGACCAACTGGTCAAAATGTGCATTTTTTCGATGGTTATACGCAACAGAAGGTCATGTATGTAGATGATTTTCTTAAGAATGTAGACGGAAAAGATGCAGATGATATGATCAATCTCATTTCGTGTACACAAACTCCCTTGGAAATGGCGAAACTCGAAGAAAAAGGACGATTGTTTAAATCAGATTATATTTTAGTTACCACCAATAGTTCAAATTTTAGTAATGTGCATGGGTTGATGTGTTGTGATGCATTGTGCAATCGTTTTAAATTTTCATGGAAGATGAGTTTGAAGGTTTCAGAAGATTTTCCAGCTAGCACCG